TGCTGTCCGTGATGGCTCCCGGTTGTATTTGTGAACTTCCGGTGACATTTGCGGTGGTTGCCGAAACCGACAAGGTGGTTGATATGGTGCCCGCATTATCAACGGTGCATTCAACAGACCACAAGCCAGCCGTAAGTGCTGCAACCGGGATCGCAAGCCCAGCTATGGTCATTGAACCGCCGCTGAGTGTCCATGTGCTCCCTGTTGCTGGTTGGATTGTAACCGAGTCCCCTGCATTGGCAGTACCAACAAGGACTGGGTAAGAAACCGCACCTGTGAGGGCACCTGTCCCATCAAGGATGACACGCGACTTATTACCCGTGCCAATGGTGATATTGAATATCTCCCCCCCGTTGAGCACTGTATGCCCAAGCACCCCGGCTACCCAAGGCACTTGTGACCCAGCGGCATTATTGTTGGCGGGTGTTGCTTCAATCCTGCTGGATGCCTCTACCCAACCATAAGTGGATGGGCCTACCGATACTTCGCGATACTCCAATACCATGGCTTTTGAAGGCCCGGTTGATACAAAGCTAGTGCCCGTTGACAATGTGACGTTGCCGACCCCTGATGTGATCGTTGCACTTGGTTCTCCCGACTTGGCATAGATAACCATAATATCCCCAAGGATGGAATCTGCAATGACGATGTTATTGATGGTGCCACCGCCCGTTACGGCAATCCCATTATTCCTATCCTGCCTTGGGGTAGTTACTGCATTGGATACAACAGGGACATCCACAGTGGTGTAGGGAGGCAATGCAGCAACCGCGCTTGTAATTTCAACCGCTGATCCCGTATTGAGCACAGCCGGAGAAGCAGCAGGGTCAAGGTCAAGGAAGATGCGGGTATTGTATTGGTTGCTGTCATTCCCGCCCGCTGTCACGGCTGGGTATGAGAATGTCGAAAGACCTGTGTTGGTCAGGACAATTGCCTTGTTGCTGTTGGCTGGCCCTACCGTGTTGCAACGTCCATAAACGGTATCATCAACTGAATATGCTGAATAATCCGGCGATGCTACAAGGGCATTGATTGCTGCGGCAATGCTTGCAGCGGTGGCAGCTTCGTCACCAGCAGTGATTGCAATTGGTGGGGTAAGCTGTGCAACACCATCAATGGTAAGGGCTGTGATATTCCCAGCCGCCGCACTTGTCACCACGATGGTGAATGTCGCTGATGTCCCGTAGGCTGACCTCCGTGCAATTGTGGCAAGGTTACGAACCCGCTTCAAGGCAAGCCCTCCATTTGCCTCCCCACGTGACAAATGCGGATCGGAAGGGATCAGCACCCCTGTGGGGCCTGTATAGTAAACGACACCAACGCCGTTGCCTAGGAATGAAGCTTGTTCTAGTGGGGTCATTGGTAAATTGTGATTTGCAGGGTCATTGATTCAAGGTAGGCACCCAAGTTGTTGTATCCAATTGGGATGTCTCTGTAAAATGGGTCAGTTCCGGCAACATCAAAAAACATGAGGTCAAAACTCAATGCCGTTCCTGTGGATGGGGCATTGGCAACCTGAACCTCAATCAGCTTATTGATATGAAGTGTTGGTGGGTCAAGAGCTTTGGTTGCCTGTTGTGAAATGAAACGGACATCCACCTTGAATGCTTGTGCTACATTGAACAAATCAGATATGCGCATCACCGACAACCATGCTATCATAGCGGTCGAAATGGTTGGGTTGACGCTGGGCGTTTTCCAAATGTTGCCCCGCCGTGTAAGGTTGGTGATGCTGGCTGTGTTTGCCAAAAAGTTCTCCGTGTAGAAGAAACTCATTTGGTTTGTAACCGCCGCACTCACGTCATACTCAGTTGACGGTGGCGTTGTGGCTGATCCGGGCACTGATGTCGTCGTGATGTCCACCGAACCGTCATTGCTTGTGACGCTGTATGTGCGGATGGATGCAAGGTAGGCAATCGCTTGGGGCGAAGGCCCGATTGTGGCATTGTTGCCTACTTGGGTAATGGTAAACCAAGTAGGGCTTGTGTTGCTCAATGTCAGCGTGGATGTGCCGCCTGACCCGCACAAGGGATGAATGATGCCACCCGTTGATGAACAAGGTTCGCAATCGGTACAGTCGGGGTTGATGCCGAAAACGAGCATCTGATCCCAAAACTGATCCATGAAAGGGGTGACATTGGCTGGGTTGCACCGCTGGCTGTCATAAGCCAAATTGAATTTCGACCAAGCCAGCATCAGGGATGGCAGCTTTGCCCTGCTGGCTGCATCCGTGGTCACAAGTGCATCCGCCTTCTTGAGGGCGCACAGCATGTGGCAGAAGTCGGCGCAGTCAGGGGTTACATTCCCTCTTGCCGTAAGGACAAGGGTTGTATTCCCGTTGGCGAGTGTCTTGGAAATGTTCCAAGTGTAGGTTGAGTCGTAAAGGTCTTGGCCGGATGTGCCTACCGTTGGGCCAGCCGTGGTGATCGTGTAGATCGGGCTTGTGCCTGTGATGATCGGGCCGATAAGGTTCATCACCGTTGCGCCCTGAGTCCATCCGGTGTAGCTGGTGTTATCTGTGACGACAAGTTCCGCGCATACACAATTCGTTTCAGCCGATACATCCAGCACAAGCGAACCGGGGCAGAAGTCATGGTAGAGCGAGGGCATGTCCGGGGTGGTGTAAGTCCCCGGATCAACACCACCAACCACAACTGCTGTCACCACCACAAGGTATTGGCCTTGGATGACCACACCACCCGATTTGGGAAGGGCAAATTGCGTGGTAGTGGTTGTGCCGATGTTGATGGATGCGGAGCCAAATGGTGTTCCCCACTGGTCAGCGGGCGAATAGACCCGGATCGTTTCCGTGACATTGCTGGGGGTGATGCCATACGTTGCTAGGTAGGGCGTAGTGGACGTGTAAGTCAGCAAGCCGGATGTGAAATCCGCTGTGCTGAATGCTACCGTGAACGTAAAGTTCGACCCTGATATTGGCATGGTGCCAAGTTACGGCAATACCATTGAAAAACAAAGTGGCGTCCCTTTTTGGAAACAACCGCCACCTGAACATCAAACTCCGCTATACGCCTTACTTTGTCATCGCTGGCTCAACGTATCCTCCAAAATCATTTTCCTTCTTGGGTTGGTACTTCTTTCCCAAACCATCAATCATTTTTCCTTGGTAATAGCTTTCCATCTCCAAGTCCAAAACCCGCTCCCTCAGTTGGTATGTCCACAGCATTGACATGACCATTCCTGACATGGCAACAGCCGACCACAATACTGCAATAAAAATCCAAGTCTTTCCGTTTTTCATTTGATTGGTGATTTTTGGTGAAAATGGCAGCGGGCTTTTGTGTCCCGCTGCCAATGAAAAAAGATGCTCAAACTAAGGAAAAAACAATGTTCAACCAAATACCTAGTAGCGAGGACAGGAATCGAACCTGTGTTTTCAGGACGCCTATTTGGCAATCTCAGACGTACTACCACTACACTACCCCGCTGTTTGCCGGACACTTACCCGATCCGGCTTAGTAACTTCTAGCGCGTGAGGCTCGTTACTACCTCTCCCTGATTCCGCACGACCCCTTACCAATGTCGCATTTGACTGCCCGTTAAATTTCTTCTTGGGCAATAAACAAGCACGTCTGCTTGTCGGGTACTTCTTTGGGCTTTTGCCCTATGTTAGGGAGGATGGTTGGGTTTATTGCAACCAGCGCGTTAGGGAGTCGAACCCCTCCGCTTGCAGGATCGAACTACGCTGCACCCCAACACCCTACTACCTTTCGGGTTGCATCCTCCTATGTTAATCACTTCAATGAACGAGTGCCTTTCATTCTTGGGGGTTCGGGGCTGGTTTTTTAAGCCAGCCCCATCCTCCAAACAAAAGCCAAATAACACCTCAATTATGAGTCTTTACTGTTTCTACGTGCGCTTGTTTTCCAAGGTTACACTGAAACAGAAAATATTTCAACTTTTTTTTAGCGGGCGGCTGAATGACTCAATTGTTGAAGTTTTTATGACAGGGGACTTCACGACCTTTGCCCATATCGTAGCCTTGGATGTTGAAATATACATCGCGAACCCAAACAGGACGCAAGAAGTTCTTGATGACCGCTTGGGCATTACGGTATGCCATTGGCAGATGGTGCGGCTCCCTGCTTGGGAAACCAAAATCCGGTTCACCTTCAATCTTTTCAGTAGCACCTACCTCAACTTTTTCCCAAAAAAACTTGTTCCTCCCATCAGCATCCAATTCGACGGGAAACTCCATGGCATCGTAAATCTTCTTAATACCCATGCGCATCCACTTAGGCCATTTAGAGATCGGCTTATCATGCGGGGCATAACAAGAATCAAATCTTCCTTGCGCAAGCAGCCACTTGCAGCGTTCCTCAGAAGCCTTGAAGTATGAAGCACTCCATTCCTTGAAATCCTCATTGTGTTGCTCAGGGGTCTTGTAGGCAAGATTGAAACGAACATGCTCATGGTAGCTTCCTGACACGTACAAGTACATTTCACCAATGTCAAAGCACATGCTGAAAGCGGCCTTGAAATGCCCTCCTTGAATCTCACCAAACCTTCGGTACAAATACATCATCACATGCGGGACATTTACACCATTGTCCATATCCCCAATGATATGATTGTCCTTGAATCCGTATTTGGCTCCCTTGAACCTGAATCCCTCACGGAATAGGTCATCAAAGTACATCCCTACTATATCGTAGGATGTTGGCCATTCAGTCAGTAATTTAATCTTCATGGTGTTGTTTACGATGCCCGCTTAAAAAGGTTTGCCCCCAAGGCGTCTTCCTTATTATCGGAAATTCCTTGGGGGCTGGGAATATAGAAAGGCAATTACATACGTGTGTACACAAAGATAAGCAGTTCGTAAATGTGGGAAGTGTCTTTTTCGATGGACATGGACATTGTGATATTAGTTGAAACCACACATTGCACCTATCGCGAGGGTCACATATCTTTACTATGATATGATTGACCCGTTTTCACGATATCAGCGCAACTTCTGCATATTGGAGATATACCCTGATCCAGTTGACAGGGTGTGCGGGTGTGGATGCGAAAGACCCCTCACGGGAAGAAAAAGGAAGTGGGCAACGGGCGCATGTCTGTTGTCCGCGCTGACCGTGTATGGGATCATAAAGGGTGATACTTTCGTGGTAAGGCGTGAAGTTTACCGTCGAGATCAAGGCTTCTGTCGCCACTGCGGTGCGCTTGATGAAAATTGGGAAGCAGACCACATCATTCCAGTTCACAAGGGTGGCGGTGGATGTGACTTATCCAACTTTCAAACGCTGTGCAAGGATTGCCACAAGGCCAAGAATCGTCACGAAGCCCGAATGGGTGCGGGAATCGTATCCCATACCCTGAAAATCTCCTTGCAAGTTGACTCAACACGGGAAAATATGCTAATGTGACTCTTGGGGGCGGGTATCCATTCGTCGATAGACACATCATATGATAGACAGTAATCGTGCCTAACGTCCGTATCTCTTTCCGAGTCCAAGGAGATAGCTGAAAAGATGGCTGCGAAAGGTTTTGTCGGTAACAATATCGGCATTGCGAGTGATGCGCTTGCAGCCTTTGAAAACCAGAAAATTGTTTCCTTTACCCAAAGGAAACAAGGCAAAGACAAAATATTCGTCCGAGTTCAATGAATATTCAACTCCAATTACATACTCCAATGAGCACATTCAAAATTAAACATCGTCCAAAAGAAAAGGGGCGTATTCGCGCCCCTAACTTCAATTTTAATTCTTTGTATTATGAAAAGGTTTTCAAGTTCAATGACTGTTTTAGTAGCCATGATGGGCGGACTAACAGTGGCTTCCTTTTTTAGCGGCTTTGATCTAAGCGTTTTTGCAGCGTTTTTGATCTACTTGCACGAGAAAGGGAATCCCCACTAATCATCTAAACTACAAACCCAAACAGAGGCCACCGTTGCGAGCGGTGGTTTTCTGTTTCTACGCAAATGTAAAAGGAAAGTTCAATTTTAGGTACTTTTTTTCGCCCGCTTTTGAAACCTTGTAACCCCCTATACGTAAACACAAGCATGAAAGTAAAAGACCTTATCGAAAAACTCTCCAATCTCGACGCAGAATTGGAAATCTTAATCATTGACCACAGGCAACTTGCTACCACAGACGAAGATGAGTCTTGGACAGGATTCTACCACTTTACAGTTGAAGAACCTGATGAAGTATGCTTGTGCGCCTCGCTTGTTTTTTCAAACCGCGATTACAAGGACGATGGTACGCTTGTGAATGAACTCTACCTCAAAGCCTTGGAGCGTATCGAGGAACTTGAAAAACATGAGTTTAATCCATGAGCACAACACCTGAGCAATACTGCCAATTGTTGCCCCGATTTGGGATAATCCCGTTGTTGATGCTATTGGAGGAATTTGAAGCGGGCGACCAATACGAGGATTGCGCAGCCATCTTGGAGGGAATCCGGCTCCACAATGCCCGCTCAAACGAAAGCTTACCTACCACCCTAGTCGATGCCTTTTCCATGGAAGCGGATAAGGTCATGCAGGAGGCTACCCATACATTCCTTCTTGAGGTTCGGGGGCCGGATTACTACAAGCCCCACCTGAATATGCTAAAACTTGAAATTGCAGGACAGATATGAGCACAGAAACAACACTACTCCGTTGCCCCTTTTGTGCGGGAGAGGCAAGCATCGAAGAATGGGAAGATGGTGAATCAGAATTTTCGGTTGGCTGCAATGATGCAGGTTGTTTAGGGCACGAAACCCTTGAATGCAGGTTTGAGACACCTGAAATAGCCACTGATACATGGAACCGCCGCGCTTTACAGCCCAAGGTAGTAGCCAAGCCTATCGAGTGGGGTGAGCGAAACGGGCTTTTGATCCAGTCAAAGTGCGGGAATTATGACCTCAACTTAGGGGCACGGGATTTTCTTTGGAGGGCTTGGTTAAATAATGATCGTGCATTTTCACCGCTAACCGAATCGCCATGCACGATGACTGAGGCCAAAGCCGCTTGCCAAGCCCATGCTCAGGATAAGGTGGACAGGTTCTTATTGGACTGCGACATTGTTATTACCCCAACCCCAAAACACGTATGACAAAGTTTGAAGAAATGCGCCTACGGGCAGTCAAGTTCCAAGAGTTGACCAAATGCTGCTTGGAAATTTATGGGGATGCGGATTACTTCCTGCTTCACCACCATTCAGAAACGGGCATCAAGCAGCCCGATTTTTCATTCCAACAGATCGGGGATGAACTAAGGTTCTGCAAGGTCGGTTCCCCAAGACCTGCAATTGATTCTGATTTGAGCATCCCTGAATCCGATTGGTTAGCGGGCATCGAAAAGGTGTTTGGACGCCCGTTTACAACCCTCCTAGAGGCACAAGGATGGATAGCAGTGGAAACAGCACTACCGGAACACAAGCAACAGACTCAAATTCTTCTTGATCGTTTTGGGAAGACAGTGATCGGGTTTTCAGCTAGTTTTTTTACAGAAGTAGAATCTTTCTTTTACGATGTAAAGACTACTGATTTTGCATGGTGTTCCTGTTACGGAATTCACGGTAGTATTCGTATATCCCATTGGAAGCCACTTGACAAATTACCACAGCCATGAATGAAGAACAATCACGCTCAGAAGAAGAGCAAACAGCACGTGAGTTCAATGACTTTGAAGCCGCGCTTAGGACAGTGGACAAGCTGATCGAAATGGACTTCCGAACCTACGATGAAGTCCGGCTTAAAATTCAGGAATTGAACAACCTTTCAGAAGCACAACCGTAAACATTGAACATGGAAGCAAAACAAAAGCCGGGGCCAAAACCCGGCTCACGCAACAAAGATGAAGTTTTGACCCCGCTTGCCTTTGAGATTAAAAACTCAAGAGCTGGGCATGAGTTCATCGTTTTGGATATTACCGAGGCACATGCCCGCTCTTGCGCCAAGAACTTCAAGCGGAAGATCAGCACCAAAGAAGTGCTGGTTGTGAACCCCGTTACATGCGAAACGGTAAAAGCTTTAAAAGTAACGATACTGACATGAGCAGGAAGCAATGTCGCGCAAAGCCCGCTGTGGGCGCATTCACAGTTGGAAAGGATTACACCTTCAAGATGAAGTCAGATAGCGGTGGCGGCTATCTGGTGAACGATGACAAGGGGGTTGAAATCCGGCTCCCAAACTCAATCTGCTTCTCCGCTGTGGGCAAGTCAGGGAAGGTATCCAGCCCTCCCGTTACAATACCAAGGGGATATTCCCCGTCACCATTAAAAGTCAGCAACGATGGCATATAAATTTGAACAGCGGGAATTGGAGTTCCGCGCTTGGGACGGAACAGGCATGATGTCCATCCATGATTACAGGGGAAATGTCTCAACATTTTTTGCAATGCACGAATCAGATCACCCAATCATGCAGTGGACAGGGCTGGTTGATAAAACAGGCCGTGACATCTACGAAGGTGACGTTATCGCCAATGAAAGCTATTCAAGGGTTGTGGAATTCAAACCCAACGCTGGCTCATTCAAGATGGCTCATATCCACATGCTTTACAGGCAGCCATTTGAGGACATTTGGCAGCCCATGGAGCAAGCATATATCAACGAGTTTGGCCTTGAGGTCATTGGCAACGTATTTGAAAACCCTGAATTGATCCCCGATGGAATCTGAACCAAAACATAAACAGGAAGTCCTTGAATGGATTGAGGATTTCAAGGCTGGCTTAGTAAAGCCGCCTAAGCCATTTGAAGTACAAGCTTCAAATGAGGATGTATCCATCTTCCCAAAAGGATGTATGGTATCCCTTTTGTCGATGGATTTCAACTTGCGCGATGACCACGTGCATTGGCACGCACTTCACACCATGCTCAATGTAGGGGATTGGACTGATTTCAAGGAGTCCTACCAAATTTTCGGGATATGGGACTATTGGAATCACGTGCGGAAACACGCCCCCGATTTAATTGAAGACCAGCACGAACACTTACTCACCATATTAGTGGGCAAGGTTTTCATTTCCTTCGATTGTGGCAGCCTGTACCTCTACTCATACAAGAAGTCCAAGGACAGCCACGACAAAATTAAGCACGGCTTTACACCCCTGAATTTTGAAGACCGATATGGAATCGGGACGTCCGTTGAGTGCATCAACGAATGGCTGCGCGATCATTGGCCAAACAAGAAGATACCAAAGCTGCTCAGGCAGTAAAAGATACGTTAGTTGATTTTGTTTCTCTGAGCCAGCTTACCCTCCCAAGGAAGCTGGCTTACCTTTTTTTGTAACCTTCCTGAACGGGCTGCGTAAACACCAATAAGCCAATGCGGAAAGGCACAGACCGCGCTAAAAATACTTACACTTATGAATTTGGAAGACCAAATCAAACGCTTTGAATCGTTTACTTTCATTGGCAAGAATGGCCAAAACGAGCGCAGGGAGATGTTTAAATACCTTCAAACCCTCGTTGGAACCACATTGCCCAACGGGGTCAAGATCAAGGAGCTTGCCCCCAAGCATGGTGGAGTCCAACTCAAGGTTGGCAACCAAAAACTGTGGGAAATGGCAACCATGTCTTCGACATGGCATTACGCCATCAAGGAACTCAAGAAGAAATAGGTAAGATTCCGCCTACACAAGCCGCTCTCCTTTTTTGGAAAGCGGGTTTTTTGTAACCCTATCCAGCCTTAAACGTAAACAAGGACATGAAACAGGAGACAAATACAGACAGAATAATTGATGCAGGTCGCGTGGCCTACATGAACCTCAAAATCCTGCTCAGGACACCGGAAGGGTTTACGCCATCAAATTGGAGGGCGCATGTATCCAAAGCAACCGTATTTACAAAGGACGCCAAGGACAAGCTGGTTGCCCTTGAGCAGGAAGTTGAGGCAGCACACCAAATGCTTAAAGCCTACCAAAGGGTATTTGGTGAGAACGGTCAAATTTTCCATGAGCAAATGGAATTGAGCCTCACGAACTTGGTAAGGATGTGCTGCATGGAGTTTGGCGTGACCCATGAGCAATTCCGTTCAGCAAACCGCAAACAAGAAAACAGGTGGGCACGGTTTTGCTTCTACGCCACCGCAAAGGTGTTTTACGGGCACTCGCTTACACTCAGGAAGTGTGGTGACATTACAGGCGGGCGCGACCATTCAACAGTCCTTAATGGGATCAAGCAGCACCATATCCTGCATGAATCTTCATTTGAGTACCGGAGGTCAGCGGATTCCATATCAAGGAAGTGGCTTGAGGGCATGAAAAAAGCCGGGCTGTAAAACCCGGCTTAAAAAAGACTATGGATTGCTGAACTTAATAGTTGATGATTACCCGGATCGTTGAGACGTCCGTGGCATCATTTACAGCCGCAATGTCTTTGGACTGCACAACCACGTTTGTTCCCGCCGTAATCGTTGGGAGCAAATGCACTGATACAATCGTTCCGAGCACAGCCAACCGTTGCACGTTTGCAGATGATGTTGCCCGGATGTTGGTATCGGACACCGTAGCTGCCCCAGCAGCAAGCGTTGCAGCCGCGACACGGGTTCCGCTCAATTTCCAAGCAAGCCCGTTGTTTGATGTAAACACCAAAACACTGCCCGGATAAACCGTGCAAGATGCGTTTGCCCCAAGCGCATCAATTGTCCCACCGCTGGGAGGAAACACCTGAGCCGCATTTGCCGTGGCATTGGTTGCAACAAATTCACGCAAGGCACGGCTGATTGTGTAGGCATCACCTGCATTGGCAACAGTGGTCATGTTCACCGCAGGTTGGTGAATCAAAGTACCCGCTGCCTGTGTTTGCGTGGTACTTGCAGTTCCGCTTTGCACAGCCAAATTGTAGCCATACACAATCCGCCAATTCCCTGCTGTGGGCTGCACCACAAGGACACTGCCAAGTGGCGGCACCATGATAGGGGTATCGACACCCAACCCGTAGTCCTGCCCGGTAGGCGGGAAAGCTTGACCACCAAGGGTTGAACTTTGGTTGATGTACAGGATCGACCCACCATCAGAATTGGAGGCAATCGGCCTGATGCCGTTACCCGCCCCGCTTGCATTGGTAAGATGCACAATGTTCAAGCGGTCAGGGGACACCAAGAACGGAGCGGCATCGCCCGTTACCCCGGTGCCCGCTGCACGAACGTCCTGTGTGCTTTGCACAAAACTTGATAACCAAGCATTCGCCCCAGCAAGTGTAAGGGTCACGGCTGATGCGGCTGGGATCGTGAACGCAGCATCGGCGGCCAAGCCATCGATGTTGAACCCGGTTGAGGGATAAAGCAGGGCAGCAAAACTTGGGTCCGGATTGTAGAGTGTTACTTGGGTTCCCTTGATCGTGCTGGCTGCAAGGATCGCCCCGGCGGCTGTGGCTGGGGTTGTTGCATCTGTGAGCGTGACAAAGGTCGGTTCCCCATCCGCATTTGGGATCAGGGTTGCATCACCTTGTGTAGTGCCCGCAAGTGGGATACTCAGGATATTCCCGCTTGGGATGTTAGTAGCTGCATTGATGGCTGCTTGCAATACGGCAAGGGATTGCGTGACCTTGAACTTGCTGATGTCGCCACCATAAGTCACACATGCAACACGGTAGGTTGTTTCATCAAACAATTCCCGGAAGCACAGTGCTGATATGTAGAAGGACAAGCCGCCAACATAGTTAGTCAACTGGACATGGATTCCGGTCAATGCCGCCACCGCTGCCGGGGTTTGGGTCACATACAGTTTTTCAGTCCTGACCGAATCATGGAGTCCGGTTATGAGCAAGCAGGAGCCTGATCCATCCGTATCGATCCGCTGGATTCTTGCCGCCATGATATTGATGGCAGTGGATGACCCTGTTTCGGTAAGGGTGATTGCTTTTGAGCTGGGAAAGAGTATCATATCTGATTATGAGTTTTGCAGTGAAATTGCGAAAGTTGTCCCGGTGGCATCGTAGCAAATAACCGATTGCTTCTTTGCGATTGTCACCGTTTCTTGGTTTGCGTTTATGCCGACACCCGCAGGATTGACAAGGGCATTGTCGATAAGCCCCGGAGCTGCCCCGGTATTCACGATTGAGAATGACTGGAAGCCACGCCTCACAATGAACAAGGGGATATTCACCAATGCCGCAGGGAATGGCCTGTCAAGCTTTACCGTGGCTGATGGGGTTGCGTATGCTGGCCTGAAAGCCAACGTGATCCTGCGGACGTTATCGCCATCATAGATGTACAAGTCCGGGCGCAAGTGCCAATCATCCGGGTCAATCAAGGATGTGCCCGGTGTGGTGGCATCGCGGATGATCCCAAGGGTTGAAACCCCGTCATTTGAAAAAACAAATGCCGTGACTGCCTCAGCCATCGGGAGGCATCCCTTCACTGGCCAAAAGGCCCCGGTTTGGTTATTCTCAGGATAATGTGTTGCTGCCATGCCCCAAAGATACTCAATTAAACAAAATAAAAAAGCCACGCCTTTCAGCGCAGCTTGTGGATTGGGTTGGAATCCTCCTTACACATCCCTTGGGGTCTTGTACCCCAGCATGGATTGGATAAGGTTATCGATTTCATCCGGGTGCGTCTTGCTGGACAACAGGCTCCTGACCTTTTTGCGGAAATGCTCCTTGATGGCCTTCTCCCACATGTCGGCTGATTTCCCGTTGCCCCTGTACACGATCTTGTCCCCCTTGGAGTTTACCCAAGTGCTTGTGGCTGGATCGCAAAGGATGGCACCTTCGGGAAGCTTCCCATCCGTACAGGCATAGCCCAACTGGATGCTGTTCTCAACCATGAGCAACCATTTGCGCACATCCTCGGCCTCTTCCTCAACCACTTCGGCAATACGCTGCCTGTTCCTTGCGGCTTCCTGCAAGACCGCCCGCAAAAGGCTGTCCTTTTCAAGCTTCTCGACAAGCCCGCTTAATCCGGGTCCCGCACCAACAGGGGCATTTGCACCAAAGGCATACACCCATCCGGCATCGGTATCCTTCAATACGGAGTTGGCCACGCATGAATCCGCAACCGCCTTTGCCGTCATCGCCGGGTCAATGGCTGCACTGATGGCCTTGGTGATGTATTTGGGGTCCTTCAAGCCGTTGTTGACGATGCTTACATAAGCCATTGCCAATCCGCCCTCCCCGGTGCAATCCACACCAAGGCGTTGGCAGAACCTTGAAAACACAAAGGCGTCCTTGTTGATGTCAGCCAACAGGGAAAGGAAATCGGCTTGCTTCACTTCATTGCCGCTGGCTTTCGCCCTTCCTTGGAACTCTGTGATCGTAAGGCATTCATACCGGACAATGGCAGGAACCCCATGCAGCAATTCGGTGAAAATGCCATTGTCTGCCCGCATGTCCTCCTTCCAATTCAATGGGGACTGCAAGCAGTTGGGGTGCAGCAAAAGCCCGATGGCAACTGATCTCTGTGAACGTGCCTGTATGACGACATCCGGGTTCATGATGATGCGCCTTTCGCCGGGTACGCGCCTTGTCGTTGTGGCAACACCCTTCCCGTTGGAAACCGCCCGCTCAACAACACCAACACTCACCTTCATTTGTGAACCATTCACATCGATCTCATAATCGATTGCCACACTTGCCTTGGTGAATTTGGGGACCAGCCTTGTCTTTACGTTATCGAGCCGCTTGCTGTTGTTCGGGTCGTATGTATTGCGGATGTACAGCGGGTTCCCTGATACAGGGTCATTCACGGTTTCCTTTCCAACGGAAGGAACGTATGGGGTACTCTTTGACCACTCTGTCCTGTATGGCGTGACCCTGAAAACAAGTTTGTCCGGCGGGGTCATGCCATAAGCCTTGAACACCGCATTGTAAACCTCATCGGAGGTCGTAAGTTCTTGAATGTCTTTCATGATGATAATAATGATGATGATGAAATAAGGCGGGGCAACCATTAAGCGGCTGCCCCGCCAATTTGTCACTGTCCGTCAATACGGGCAAGGCCAGTCATCAAGCGGAGCAGGTTGCCACGCTCAGTGATGAACTGGTACTCGTCCAAGTCGGAGCGGGAAGCCACGGTGCCATTGTTGGATACGCCACGGATGTCGCTGAACTTGAGCTTGCGGTCATTGCCGTTTGCCGAACCAACATACAATGTTTCCACGTATGGGCGGGGTCCTGCGGAGGTATCCACGCTGCCGACTGGCATGAGGTACATCGAACCACGGCTGATGCTGATTGCACTTTGCCCGTTGTCGAATTCCTCGAATGCACTCCATTGGAGGCCGTAGCCGGATGACTTGTGGCCAAAGCCCTTGAACCCGAAGTTGATCTCCATGTCCTGCTGGTTGAGGTTGCCCATGGAGAACAGGTGGTTTGCAAGCCCCCAGTCCGCAAAGGCACCATCAATTTGGTGGGTGCTCACGGTGTCAACCATTCCCAGCCACTTCTTTACCCCGATGTTGAGGTCAACAAAGAGGGCGAAGAAGTCATCGAAGTCCTGATAGACAAGGTTGCCCCAGCCGCCAGTGATTGATGTTTGTGCGCCGCCGTTGTTGTCGGTGGCCCACCACAACCCGGTCATCTGCAATTCACCAGTGGCGTTTTGGATGTTCGGGTTCTCAATCAGGTGCGCGAGGTCGATCTTGCGCTCCATCTGGTCGTGCTGGATGTTGGTTGTCTCGTTCGTCCAGTAAATGCCTTCACCGGGGGTTACGACATTGCCGGATGCACCATACCATGTCGTTGCACCGGAAGCCTCAAGCGTCCCTGTGTAAGCCCATGAGTGGCGGATGATCTGGCAATTGAACTCTTCGCGGGTAGTGCCGACCGTGAACCCGTAGCGGGTCGTGGTTGATCCTTCCGGCCATGCGTTTGACCCGTTGAACAACCTTGTCACACCATCGGTGACGGCTGCCCCCCAGTTCGATCCGGTTTCCTCACCAAGCACCGTCACGGTGTTTGTGGTGACAGCCGTGACCTTGCCTTGGAGGCGCAATCCACCGTTGCTGATGTACACACGGTCATTGATCTGGAATTCATGCCGCTGGTCGGGGGCATAGCCAGCCGGGTTCGGGCCAAGGCTTGACGGGTCGATTGTCAACACGGAAGCCAAGTTCGCGCCGGGTGTGGTATGGGCCGAAATCAGGTAGGAGATGATTGTGCGGTCCATGGTATCCGTGGCGTTTCCCGTATTGAGGAAGGTCTTGGATTCATTGCCCATGAGTGCCATCACCTTGCGGAATGACATGCGTGGGTTTTCAATGTCCTTGTAGGGCATTGCAAGGGCCGCATCAATGCGGGGAGGGAACATGTCTGGGAATGCTGCCCGAAGGTAGTTGTCCGGTAGTGGGGTTTTTACGCTGTTACCAGCCATTGTGCTATTTGATTAAGAGTTGTTGATTGCTGCTCAACGGAACAATTGATTGGCGGCTTCCTTGGAAATGCCTTGTTGTTGCGCAGCGGGTGTCTTGGTGCCGTTTTGGCCGGAAGGGTTTTCGAGCACATTCAGGACGTCCGCCGTCCCCTTGGCCTTTTCCCTGCTGGCATAATTGGGCATGTGGTTCTTGAAGAATGATTCCATGGCGGCATACCTTGCAAAGAACTCCGGGTTCAGTGCATTGCCGTCCTTGGTGTACATCTGCGAGAGCACACTGTTGATTACGTCCGGGCTTGTAGCTGATTCAACATCCTTAGCCCCCGGCTTCCATGCTGATTCACCTTCCCCGAACTGTAAAGAACTGAGCACGGCCTTGGCCGACTCCGGGTATGATTTCACGAATTCGCCAAACAGGTCGGGACCTTGCTTGGGTGCGAAACTCGCTTTCTTCTTGTTGATGGCATCCAATGCCTTCTCAAGCCCCTGCTGTAAAAGCAAGGAATTGACCGCAGCCTCATCATCAGGGTTCTCAACCAATGGGGTTCCATCTGTATCAAAAAACGCCTTTGGGTCGGTTTTGAGGTTGCCATACTGTTTGTTGTACAGTGCGTTGACCTGCTGCTCGGTTGCCTTCGGGTTTTCCATGCGGATGTGCGCCTTCAATACTTGACTGTGGTCGGTCTGGGCAATGGAATCCCAATCCCTTCCGTTCACGGATGCGAACTCATTGAGGAACGCCTTGCGTTCGGCCTCGGTGGCATGGCTTTTCATCCCGTTGTAGAACTGCTCCGCCCAAGGTTCATCCCACTGGGGTTGCAGTTGTACTGGCTCAGGGTTCTTGAACCTTTTGAGGGCGGCCTCGTATGAACTGTCATCCTTGACTTCAATCCCGAAATCCTTTGAGAATCGGTCGAAGTAGGATGGCTGCTCAGTCACCGGGGCTTGTCCCGCTGGGTTGCCTCCTTCCGGGGCTTGGATTTCTATGTTTTGATTTTCCATTTTTACGTGGTCATAATAATGATGATAATGATGCGAATATAATCATTTTGCAGGTGATTTTGGTGCAGGGGCATTTTCAGCCCTTACAATCTCCGTTTTACGGGCTTCATCACCTTCAATGCGGATCATGTCCTTGTCCTCCCTTGCCTCGATTGCTGCAAGCCTTTGGTCAAGTGCCGCCTGTTGTTGCAGGATAATTTCCTGATTGCGGAGCTGCAAGTCCATGTTGAGGCTTATCTCACTGAGTTTAGACTCGGCCTTGAGTTCGTTCTTGACCGTTTCCAAGCTGGTCTTGGCCTCATTGTTAAGCGCAACAAGTTCCATCTTCTGCTGATGCAATTGGGCTTGTTTTTCCTGCGCACCCTTATTGGCCTCCTGAATCTTCTCGACTTCCCTCTTTTGGACTTCGGCTTGTGCTTGCCTTGCCTCACGCTCACGTCTGCGGATGCTTTGGTCAAGTATGCGCCATGCCGTGCTTGGGTTCGGGGTATTGATGATCCGCTGGTAATCGGCGGCGGTGATTCCGGCAGCAGGGTTGGTCATGTTCACATTCAGGAGGGTATTGGCCTTTTCCTTGATGTCAAACAACTCGTCAGCCGACAAGCCCTGCTTCACCTCAATGCCAAAGCTGTTAAGGTCAAGGTCTGCTGTATGCTTTATGACATTGCCGTACTTCCTGCCAAGGGCTTCTGTTGTGGACTTATCCACCTTTCCCTGCCTTGAGGATGCTTGGAAGCGCAGGAACATGTCGTATGCCACCATTTCAGCCATCCTGTCAACGGCAATGGACAAGAACCGGAGTGCTGATTCCGTGCCAGCGGCCTGTACCTGCAACGCGCCATTGAGCGTCTTCGGGTCGGTCGTGGTTGCAGATGTGGCGGCGGTAAGGCCAACCAATTCCAATACCCCGTTATATTCCGCCTCGATCAATTGAAGGATTTCCATCACCTTCGTCGCCTCCTTGTTCGGGATTACCCCGATTGGCTGCTGGTTGTAGTATGGCTTCCCTGTTTCGGGATCAAGGCCGCCCCGGATGTAAAACCCGGTTTGCCTTCCCTGCTTCATGAAGGTAAACGTATCGTATTGCCCACCCTTCCCGTCAAGGATGTTGTTCACCGCATAGTCGAACACGTCAATGCCATCGGGTCCAATGTTGGCTATCAGGTTCCTTTTGTTCAACACAAGGTTTTGGAGTGTATCCAGCCTTGGTATCATCACATCAATCACGGATTTGAATTCAAACCCATCAATGTTCGGGCATACCACCTTCAAGGGCAGCATCGTTTCGGTCAGTTTATTGCGCTGCCTTGGCATGTCCTCCATCGGGCCCCCAAACAGGACTTCATCGCAGGATGGCACCCACATTGAGTGCATCACGATTTCAACATCCTTGGAATAAGCCCGCCCGGTTGATCCGCTTTCCGGCTTGTATTCCTTTCCCGGTGCAAGCAATTCAGCCTCATCGCCCCTTGGGGTTTTGCGCATCTTTGCCTTGATCGGCATACAGTCCTTTAGGAATACCTCCACAACCCTGCACAGCTTCACTGAGCCGGACATGAATTGGGTGTCCTTGTTGAATATCAACCTCAACTCTTCCTCGGATTTCCCGCTTGGCGCAGCTATCTTCCTGAATGTATTCCAATTCACAAGGTGCACCCGGCCCTGCCATTGGGCATCCGAATAGTCATCATGTTGGGTCCAAGGCGACACCATTTCCTCGATTGGGACAAACTCCACCTTTGGCCACCCATTAGCCCCTGTACGGACTTGGTAAGCCAACTTGTTTGCCGGGATCAGGTTCTTGTAAAGCCCGTTCTTGAGCAATTCAGGCCACCCCGAAAGGTTCATCATCAGCATGATCACCTGCTCGGCGGCCTCAGCCAGCTTGGACTTGTACTTTCCGGCATCCCGCTCCATCTCCACTTCATCAGGGGTTTGGGCGTCCATGCCATCCGACTCCGGCAATCCCATCATCCCCCTGACCATTGCCAACTGCCCCTTGTTCTTCACCTTGGCCAAATCCATGAAGAAGGCTTCGCGTTCCTCATCAACAGCTTCCGGGTCAAGCGGTGTGCAGTCTATGTATGTCCACCGCTTTAGGATGCGTTCGACAATGATATTGATGATCTTCGTTGCAAAGGGTTCTATCCGCCAATCAATATTCATGAATGATTGGTCTTCCCCTTCCTCGCCCTTGGATGCTGCGTACCTCGGCTTGTACAGCTCAGGGCTTTGGTCGCCCCTTGCATACCTTCGGTTTACGCCTATCCAACCCTGCGTCCATTGCACTGAACGCGATCCATCCGCCCCAGTAACGAGTATGTTCCGGTTCATGAATGACTGCGGGTACATGGTTGAATAGCTGAAAACAGCTTGGCACCATTCAAGCATGTACTTTTTGCCCTTCTTCTCGAAAGGTATGGTGTCGTCTGGAAAATTGAATTCAGCCATGTTACCTCATTGAATAAGTTGGGGCAGTACCGCTTGATCGCCTCTTTGATTGGGTTCCATGCGCAAGTTGCGATTTTTGCTGCCCGTTTGCAACACTACGGTTTGGCTTCACCTTGCACATCTCGGTTTGCTCCATCCCAGCCACAAGGTCATGCTTCCCGATTGTCTCCATGCTCACAGACAACAATTGCCTGATCCCCATTGGAAACGGGAATTTATGCAGGTATTTGATATGCGTCTCGACATACATTGAGATAAAAGGGAATCCTATGTCGTGCATCGCCCTAGTCCCCTTCTTTGGATTGCCTACCGCCATGTCCGAGTCGTTGGCAAGGGCAAGCTGGTCAGGCATCAGCATGGACATGCAATGGTTTGCTTCAAAGTATTGCTGGAAAGATGCACTCCTGTCGCGCTCCACGTTGATCGGGGTTCCATAGTAGATTGAAGCCTTCAACATGTCCTCAAAGAAATCCTCCGCCTTTAATGGCCTTGCATGGTAAACCCAAACATAGCTATCTGATTTCTGCCTTGAAACGGCATCGTCATCATCGGTTGCTTTCAGGTCGCCATCAACGGCTTCATCCGTCACCCATTTGCACCAAGCCCCGGCCATGGACAAGTCTTGGTTCCTTTCGGATGTTTTTTGCTTGTCCCATTCAAACGGGTCGCACCCGATCTTGAATACAATATGGTTGGGCTCAAAAACAGCCCTGTCCAATACCGGGTTCAATGGACGGATCATGCCATAAGGCTTGTCGCCGCTGCGTGGCAAGTCGCGGTGAACCATGTTTGGCCTGTATGGGCAATATGGGTCATCAAGCAGCATCCGCTTCTGCACTGTGAACCTTGCTTTTTCACTTCCTTCCGGGTAGTCCACCCACTTCACATTGCCGCCAAACTTTTTCCTTGTCATCCCCTTGAATACGCCTTCAAGCGGCTCCCATGCCTCTGCCCACTCGAAACAGCCGAACCTTACCATGCCCTTCCATTGCGGATGCCCGTTTTCACCCGGCATTTCACAATTCCTGAGTGCTTCCGTGAGTATGTTTTGGCTGAAATAAGCCGATTTTGCGCTTGGGAGCAATGCGTCATCGGGCGTCATCGGGAATAGCCTTTTGCGCTGCGAAAGTTCAACGTCATCGGAAGCTGCTGCCCTGTAATTCAAAACCCATTGGTAACTACCTCCTTGGGCATACTTTTGCGCCTTGATGATTTCCCAAGTGTCATGCGCCTTTTCAAGGTCATTGTTGACTATGGATAAAATCCTGCTCCACTGCCTCTTCCTTTGGAACTCAACATCCGCCGCAGTTGGCATGTTTGTTATCGAGAACCCGTACTCATCAACATAGTCTTCATCCATGCAGAACCAGCACGGGAAAAACAGGAAGTACAAGCCTGTCTTCGTGAACCCGTCCGGTTGCCTGTCGCTTGGCCTTGAATTGGCACACAAGACTGCAAATTGATTGGATATTCCGCTTTTATCCGCCGAATCACTTGATGATTCCTCAACGGTGGAACCTGTGAACACCTTGCCATAGACACCCCCTTGCGTGAGTGCTGGCTTCATCGTATTCAAAACTTTTTGGATGATCCGCTTGAATTCCTTTCCGGTTTCGTCCCAAAATGCCCGCTTTATCTTACCGCCATCACCTTTGGATTTTTCCTTTGAGGCACCAGTTACACGGATTGACCTTGAAACAAATTCATCCTCGCTTTCCTGTAAACGCGAATCACCCCTTCTCCTGCGTTCGGCAAATGTGATGTGCCCGCCAATTGGTTGGTCTGAGCCATTGTCCGTTTCAGGAATGAAGTATGGTGGCCATGATTTTAGCAATGGCAGGAATATCTCCGGCCATATCACCTCAAGGGCATGATCCTTGTCGTAGGAAGATGTTATGGTGCCTACTGCCCCTTCCGTTTTTGTAATTTCCTCAAGCTGCTCTGATTCGCACCTGTTGGTATATCCATCCCGCCTGTGCTTCAAGTAAAGCTGCCCGTAGCAGAACGGGTCTTCTATGACCGCTTGCGCGTGCCACCACCACAGCATGTCCCGCTCACGGAAATCCGGCTCAATGGTCTTGTTAAGCTTAGACCATTGCAGGTACATGTAATTCTTCCCGGTAAGGTAGAATAATTGCCCCTTGATGTAAATCCAAATCCCGTTTGTCCTGCGCTCCCAATCAGCTTCACGGTAGGCAATCATTTCGCTTGTAAGGTTCTCGTCCTTGTCGAACCACCGCAAATCGAACTGCCCCTTGCCCAAAGGGAAATCCCTCGCCTTTGCCCTGACCGCTTTCCATGACCAATCAGGTTGATCCTTGAACCTGCGCCACTTCTGTTTCTCAATTGGCAGGTTGTAATTTATGCAGTCCTCTATCCTTTCAGGGCATTTTGGGGTCTTGTATATTACCCTGTCGGCCTTGTTTTCTGCGTACCCAATGGCAGTCCTTTTGGCATACCTGTGCCCCCAAGGAGTAAATGCCCATTCAAGCACCTCACCTACCTGCGGATCAGGCCAATGTTCAAAGAAATCACTCATCCTCTCCTTTCCTCCAAGCGGATATTTCCCATTTCTTCCTTCCTGCCACACGCTTGGCAACATCGCCGTCACTGAATGCGTGGGCTGCCCATTGCTGCATCTTTGAGAACCGGGCTTCGGCAAGCTCAAGGACTTTCAACTTCTTTTCGTGGATTCCAGCCCGCTTATCCTCATCGGACTCCTTGAGCGGTGCCATGACCTCCTTGAAGGCATTCCTCACCGCAACTAGGCCAACGCAATAAGTAAGCCATTCCGCTTCACCAACAGCAAGGAATACGTCAAGCATGATTTCATCCAGCATTGAGTGCTGCAAGGTGATGACGGCATATTCAGGGCAATCCTCATTAATGCCAATGGCAAGTGCGACAACTGAATCAATGTCATCCTGCGGGGAACCCAAAGCAGTGTACTTACTCTCCGGCCTGTACCGCTCCACACACCATTTGACGATCAGCGAAACATCAATGGCATCGTTTGCGTGTTTGGCGATTACTTCCGCCAACAGCCTTATATCCGAAATATTCTCGTCCTTGGTTGGCCACTTCATGACAATACCCCCGTTATCAGTTGGTAAGGCACGTATTCAACCGGGACTCCATTCCAGTCGTGGTTCGACACCGCGCCCTTGCGGCTTTTGAACATCACGCCATCCCCGGCATTTAATTGGATTTGGATGCTTGACCTTGGGATGCCGCTGCAAACAACAACCCCGATGCAGGGTTCAAAATTCGCGCCGGAATCCATTATGATGTGGCTGTCACGTTCAACCCGCTTGACCATGACACCATTCATGAGCGGAATCCTTGCCCCCGGCTTTTCAACCCAAAGGATCGTATCCCAGCCTATCGTTGCAACACCATTGAACATCGTGCAGTCCTTGTCCCTAGTTGCCGTGATCCGTATGCGGTCGCCAGCCTCAAGCAACCCATTATTCGGGGTCAGCATGGTGTATGCCCATTCCCCGTTGCGGCCTGTTGGGTGCATCTCGATGTCGGCACCATCAGGAACCATTGCGGGGCTTGATGTATAAATTACAGCCGACCTCATCATTTTCGGGGCTGCCACCACGATGGCATCACGGCACACAGATGGGTCATGCTTCTCATTTATGAAAAACGGGGCATCAATCCCGGAGCCTTGGTATCCGTCCTCATGGATCAGCCTTACAGCCACCATGTCATCAGGTATCATCAGCACCGCACTCATTTCCTGAACGCTTGAAGGATTTCCTCGCCATCGGGCAGCAACGCATCGTAACGCTGTTGCAGGATTTTGACCGGATAGATGGAATCCAGCGGCCTCTCGTATGGGAAGGTATCGATTTCCACATGAATCTTGATCTCATGCCCGCAATCGTAGTGGAAGACCTCAATCCTGACCACTTTCATCGGTATCCTCACGCCATCGATTTCGGGCGTCAATCTCTGCCCAAGTGTACGCCTGTCGGTGCCATAAGTACCATCTGGCCTCGCTACCGCATCAGCAGGGACATACTCTATCGTCCGTATGATGTCCTCTTCGATCCTCATGGCTGGTTGTCTATGAGGACTTCAATCGTAAGGGCGGAAGCGGCTGTTGAAGCGGCATTCAGGAGGGCTACACGTGTGGCCTTGACCGGATCAATGATGCCCGTTTTCACCATGTCCACCACTTCTCCTGTCATGGCATTCACACCTGAGTTCCAATTATCCATCGGGCACATCCCCACATCGTCAGGCAAGCCAGCATTGCGCATGATTGCTTGGAACGGGACTTTTGAGCACTCGATCACCAAGTCCATGCCCAGCACAAAATCAGGGCTGAAACCATCACGTGACCGCCCGTTCAATTCCCTTGCTGCATTCACAAGCGCAACACCACCACCCGGAACAATCCCTTCCTGCATTGCAGCCCTTGTGGCATTGATTGCATCCTCAACCCGGTACAGCTTCTCTGAGCGGTCAATGTCCGATCCATGCCCTACTTTCAAGGTGGCTATCGCCCCGGCCAAACGAGCCAAGCGTTCGGCAAGGAAGGTTTTGTCGCTCCCATCCGGCAAATCAGCAATCCTTGCCTCAAGCTGGGATTTCCTTTCAGCCACCTTTGCTTCACGTCCCTGCCATCCTGTGAATGTGCATGACTTTTTGGAAACCTCAACCAACGCGCATGTCCCAAGGATGGATTCAGGTGACATCTTTTCTAGGGACATCGCTTTCTTGGTTGACACCAATTGCCCGCCAAGCACTACCGCAAGGTCATCCATGAAGTCATAGCGGGTAAGTTCATCACCCGGTGCATCCACCACCGCCACGGTAATGATATGTTTCATGTGGTTGTTGGCAAGCATTTCATTGATGTCCGGGGCAGACCCGTTGCACACAATGATAAGCGGCCTAGGCACACCGCCCTTCGGGGCTGAGTAGGTCAGGCAATTAACGATGTCGTTGGGGCTGCGTATCACCCCGTCATACAGCAGGACAAGCGGGTTTGCGTGTACAGCCTTCATGGTGTAGGCGTTTGTGGCGAAGTAGGGCAACACCATCCCCCGGTCAATCGTAACACCATCGGCAATCTCCACATTGACCCCAATGGACGAAACGGATTCCACCATCACGGAGCCATCCTTGCCCACACGCCTCAATGCCTCGGCAATCTTTGCACCAAGTTCATGGTCGCCGTTTGCGCTGACTGTTGCAACTGCGTCAAGCCCGCCATCATTCCCAACAGGTGTGGCGCGGGCTTTCAGGATTTCAGCCATCTCCTGAGCGGCATACTCAATCCCGGCTTTCAATTCAACCGGGTTGACCATTTCCTCCCCATCCACAATCTTTCGCCCTGCCCTGAACATTTCCATTGCCAGCACAGTGGTTGTAGTGGTGGCATCCCCGACTTTTTGGTTTGTGTCTGCCGCCGCATCTTTCAGGAAGTTTGCCCCAGCCGCTTGTGGCCCCATGACATTCACGTTCCGGGCGGCTGTAACGCCATCCTTTGTGAGGATCGGGACTGCATTATGTGGTTGGATAAGGACATTCCGGCCTTTGGGGCCAAGGGTAATCTTTACGACATCCCCTACAAGGATCATTCCTTCTTCAACGGCTTTGCGGGCGTTGGCACCGTAAGTAACACTACTTGGAATCATAAATAATCAATAATTATGATGCCAAGTTACGAACAACAGCCCATAAACGGCAAGTGCCCGCCACCAAAAGGAAGCGGGCACCAAATATGGGCAATCTTGACTACTTGTAATTTGGGCTTGTAAACCTGAACAGGGCATCGATTTCCTCAAGCGACTTGATGTTCTTGAACCGCATCTTGTGGATGACCGCCCTATTGGTGGTGGAATACCCAACCTCTACCTCCCCGTTAGCCTTGATCTCAAAGAAGAAACTCGCCTCGATCTTCGGATACACGTAATCCTTCACATGCTTTGCCCAATTCGGTTCTGTTTCCTTGTAGCTGCCCTTGTCGTGATACACGTTGAACACCCACTTAGAAACCCGCTGCTCCCATTCTGGAACATCTGAGTTGCCAATGAATTCATAACCATAGTGATTGGCTTTTTTAAGGATTCTTTCCTTCTCTCGCTTTACGTCTTCCGGTGTCATGGCTTATCCCTTTTATCCGGCATTGAAGGAGGCAATGATTACGCCCCTTTGTTGATTCTCGTTCGCTTCTCCAATTTCTTCACAAGAAATCGAATCTGAGTTTATTGCCCACGAACTGGATGGGTTTCCTTCTACAAAGGGATAACCGGAAGGGTGGATTGTTTTTGCGTCTGCTTCGTTTTCAGCGCACACTACGCATGAGTCGTAGGTGTCATAGCGACCATTTTGATTTTGTTCTAAGAGATATAGCTTCATAGTCTTACTGAGTGTTTCTGTATGTACGCTTTGTGCTTTGAAAAGGTTACGGAAGCCCGCTTCCATTCAAGTGTTCCGTTCTCCCATTTGGCATGGCACTTATCCAAACCTTTGCAATGGAGGACGCAGTTTTCAATTGTTTCTGAAAGTTCGGGATGTGCCCCTTGGGAAAGAAGATGGCTAAGGTCGATTGTTGAGCGGGTTTTTGGGGCACCGCATTCCTCGCAGATGCACCCTTTTGTCTCGATCAAATAGGTCTTTATTTCAGCAAGCGCAGCCCGCTTATCCTTGTGGGACTCTGTTTCCGGTGCTGACATGAAGCCGGATTTACCCCTAGACTTGGCAGCGGATTTCTTACGGTCTGCATCACACCATTGGCAGTGTTTATCAGCGAAGGATGTCCATCGGTAGGTGATTCGGACGCCCGTTCTATCGCAGTGGTCACAGTCTCCTATGTGTTGGTTTAAGCCCATTGTGAGGGAATAAATACTTTGAGTAAGGCTTTGCCCTTGACAACTGTGAACTCGTCAAGGTAAAGCCGCTTTTCAGCATCGGTCACAAGGGCTACATGAGTCCTGTTGCTAGGGTCAAATGGGATGAAAAACCGCCAATGACCAATGTAGGTGCCGGATTCAATCCACTTGATGATGTTCTCGTAGGACGGATATTCAGATGTTTGCTTTTCAAACATTCGGAAGGCGAGTTTCCGCTCTTTCATCACCTGCGAGAATTTGCGGCCTAGCGGGCGTGTAGTTCCGTTGTTCATACCTTGCGCTCCTTGTTTTCGTGTAGGATTCTTTCAAAACGATCTTTGTGTGCCTCCCAAACCTTCCATTCACCTGTTTCGGGATCGAACTCGGCGGACGGATTAATTTTCGCAAATGCCAAGTGAAGTATCTCAACAGTTTCGGTCGGATACAATCGAAGGAATTGGGAGCAAAGTTCTGCTTGACTGTGCTTTGAAAGTTGAGTGTATGCTATTCGTTTCATGGCTTTACCTCCTTGGATAGAAGGTAGCCCTCAAGCGCGTGTTGCTCAACTGCGGGAATACCAAGCCATACCCCATTTGTGCCGTCAATATAAGCCCCGTACTTGAATTGATTCATTCCGGCGCGGTTAATAATACTGATTTCCGCATTTTCGCACCGAGCATCAAATTCGGCAGCAATGGCATCGTATTGCGGTTGAAGTGGCTCTGACCCGATTTCAATTCTGCGAACATCAGGCACAATACCCCATTTTTTTTCAATTTGCTTGCGCTCCGTCATTAACTCGGCGGCGGTCATGTCTTTCAACTCTTTCATAAGTCCTCCAATTTGCGCTTCAAACGGTCAACAAAGTTTTGTGCCGAAAATCTATTCAAATCTTCTTCTCGGTCATAACCAAGCAGTTGTGCTTTTTCAAGCTCGATTTCAAGCAACTCCTTGCGAAGCTTTTTGATTTCATCAAGAGCTTGTGCTGCGTAGTCGGGTGTTCCCCATGAATTATTGTCTCCCATTGTATTGTGTTGAGTTTTCTTGTTTATACGGTGAACCCTTGCTTAGGGTTACAAGGGGAATGCGTCTATTTCTGCCCTTATGCCGTCACTGTCTTTTTCCTTTTGAATATCAGCCGCCGACATGGTTACGTCCCTGTAATTTCCGCCTTCATTGAAGCTGGCAAACTTGCCATTAACGAAACGAGCCTTCTTTGCCCCTCCCGGTGCCCCCATGCGTGTCTTTGCAAAGATCACCTCGCAAATGTCCTTGGTTGATGAACCGTCCTCGTAAAGATCAAGCCCATAGTATTCAGGCCGATACAGGAACATTACCATATTGGCATCCTGTTCGATTGAGCCGGATTCCCGCAGGTCACTGAGCATTGGTTTCTTGTCACCGCCACGTGTTTCAACCGCCCTTGAAAGCTGGCTCAAGGCAATGATAAGGCAGTTTTCCTCATTTGGTGAGGCTAATTGCTTCAATGTCCGGCTGATATTGGAGACTTCCTGCTCCCTGTTTCCTCCGGGTGACTTGCCTAGCTGGATATAGTCGTAGATGAATACTATCGGCGTTTTGGGATCAATCTTGTTGTCCCTCCTGAAAGACCTTATTTCAGCCCGGACTTCATTGATGTGGCTTACCGAGCAAATCTCGATCATCTTGTACTTGTTGGCGTGGATGGCCATGCCTGAGTATTGGTAGTCGGCTATGCCCCGCCCGGTCATCATCCTGAACCCGCTCAAACCAACCGAAGATGCCATGTCTCTTGCAGCCAGTTCCTCCCCGGTCATTTCCAAGCTGTTTATCAGAACCGGGTGCCCTTTGCCAGCCCATTGCAGGGCAAGCATCATCGCAAATGCCGTTTTACCCATGGCTGGGCGGGCAGCAACGATTGCTAGGTTTCCCGGAACCATTGCGTACTCTTGGAATCCATTCAGGTCTATGGTGAAGAAATTACCGCCATCCCCATTCCCTGCATTCTCCGCATCGTCAAGCGCGGTTTGGGCGCAATCCAATAGCTTCTTCCGGGTGCCGCCCTTTTTGCCGTTCAAATCCTCAAGGAAATGGATTGACCGGGTAATCAGTTCATCTGGCTGTGCCCCGGCCTCCTTTGATACCGCAATCTGCCTGTCGCCAATCCTCGCTATCTCCTTCAACTTCCAAATGCGGACAATCTCCAAAGCCCATGCCTCAATGTTGGCGGATGAAGAAACCTTGCTTATGAGTTCAGTCAAATAGTACGACCCGCCAACTGTTTCCGATTCCTTCATGGCAACAAGGGCGGAATTAACTGTAAGCAAATCCACAGGCTTGAGGTGCTTCTGCAAATGAATGACAGCCCTCATGATCGCCCTGTGCCGATCATCGGAAAACATCCTTGCCTCCAAGAACGGAACCTTGTCGATTGCGTCCTTTTCCAGCAGGATAGCCCCAAGAACCCCTTGCTCAAAATCCGATTTCTCAAATGCCATCAGTTCTTCACGTCTCTTGGTCTTGAGGCAAACAGCGAACTTTCAGGTTGCTGGTACTGTTTCCTTGCCTTTTTCTTACCGAGCCAGTCCTTCATGGTAAGGTAGAAGGAAACCCGCTTACCCCAAAACGATTTTTCATCGTAGTTCTGCATGGCCTGTACCTCCCTGAAAATATCCTCCCTTGAGTATTCACCCAATAGTTTGCAGTATTGGGCATAGGTCATCGGATCACGGAAGGATAGCGGGCGGAAATAGGGCCCCGGATATACATCTTCCTCACCATCGTACAGGAAGGCCACAAACATCTTGTAGCTTGCGCAATTAAGCCTGTCCTTACCGTTCTTGATGCTGGCTTCCGCCAACTCCATTTGCGCTTGGTATTCTGTGGCAGCGTATGGCTGCTCCATAGCCTCAATAGGTGTCTTTCTCTTTGCCATTTCTCATTGGTTGTTTTTCATTGTCACTTATTGCACGGTTTGAGCACCATTCCTTGACCTGTTTCCTCCAATAGTCAAGGAGGGCTTCGGCCTGACACTCAACATCGTCAAGGAGGCGATCAAGGCTGTCTTGTTTCATGCTGGTACAGCCTCTTTTTTAGCGGGCGTGTTGATTAAAATGCCGTCAAGGGCAAACATCACCAATTGGTTCGGAGCAACGGGCTTTGGGCGTTTTGGTTTTGGCGGGCCTTTACGGTCATCCATTGGCTTGAACTTCGCGCACTTCGATGGCATCCAAACATCGCCTTCCTTGTAGCCGATTTCTTCGAGGATGGATACCGATACCAAGCCATTGTCCATGCAAGCGTAGGCAAGATGGCATTCCAAGTGGCAGTGCTTGCCGTTTTTAGCCAGCCGCTCCGACTTCAAGTTGTCGTCCATCCGGCTTGGGTGGCAGCTTGCGCACTCAGAGCAGTTGTTACCGTCCCATATATAAAATTCCGTTCCATTACTAAACGGGCGGCGCGTTTCACCTTCGCAGTACCTCAAAAGAGGATGTTCCTTCTTGACCTTGCTCATGCTTACCTTGCTTTCAAGTCCTCCAAGTATCCATCACAAAGCTTTGCAACCGTTCTTTTAAGCGAGTTCACAGCCATGTCGGGCGCGTACTTAAAGAACCGCTTGACAGCCCGCTTATTATCCAAGTCAGGAATCTTAACATTGAGGGCTTTACCGTCAATCAGTTCATAGATCATCTGAACCTGCTCTTTTAAATCTTCTCTTGCTGTCATTATCTCAATCGTTTCTTGGTTGTACGTGTAAACGGGCATCAGGGTTGCTTATTTCTTTATCGGGAACATAACCAAGTTTTATTTGCAGGTCTGCATCGTCAACCAGCATTAGATCAGCCCCGCATTCATTAGGCTCAGAACCCTCCCACTCTTCGTAATAGTCCGAATCGTGCTCCTTCAAGTCTTCCAAATCGCATTCATTGGCAATTGGGCACGAAAATGAATAACATTTACCTTGGAGCTTGCAGCCGAATTTGGCCACAAAATCCTTATCGTAAACCTTGTTTTGCCGGATGTCAAGCAAGAACGCCTGCCCTTCGGCGGTTTCTAAGGATTGCCTGATTTGGGCTATGCTTCCATACTCTCGGCGCAAGGCGGCTATTTCAACCTGATAGTGCAGCCGTTTTTTGAATCGTTCGGTTTCGCCATTGATCTTGACTAACTCTGCCTCTTGGTTGTCAGGCGCATCGCATCCATAACCGTTGTTGACGTTGGTATCTGGGTTGAAGTAGCCACATGCACGACATAGCTCGTCAAGGTGGATAACGATTGGTTTAGCCTTTTTCATTTCCCATCCTCCCATTCTTTTAGGATCAACTCCGCATCAATAACGGATTGCTGTAATTCTCCCAGCTTACCTGTTTGGCAAAACCGTTTGAGCACTTCGCTGATTTGCCTCAGCGCATCCACAAGCCCCTGCGGGTCGCGGTACGGGATGACGTTGCAGCCTTCGAGGGCTTGGTCAACAACATATTTTTTCATTCCATAACAAACAGCGTTCGCGTCTTCAAAGGTCTTGAAGGGGAGCTTGTGGTTCATAGAAGCATACCCTGCAATGTAGTCGGGGCCAAGTTTCTTGATGCTGAACATGTTATCCTTTCCCTTTCCCCAAAATGTTCCAACTGCATTTAATGGCTCCCATTCAATCGGGGGCACTATGACGGTGAGCGGGGTTCGTAGATTCCAAAAGCTTACGGCTTCTTTCTCTGATTCCTTCATCGGGATTCGCGCAAGGCAAATGCTGCACTTTACCCAATAACCATCTGCACCCCACGCAGTTTCTTTTTCTTCGCAAATGCCTTGCGCTTTACCCCCGCAATGCGGGCAGGGCAATAGTATTTCTGTGCTCATGGGTTTTGGTGTTGAAGTTGGGTGCCCGTTTTTCTTGCAGCAATCAAATCCTCTAACTCGTAAGTCAAGGAAATGATCTTGCCCTGATAGCCATCAATGATTTGCGCCAAATCTCCATACTTGCGCAAGTCATAATCAGACAATGGGCTGTCCTCTGTTTTGTAGCGGACATCCCTGATCCACTTCTCGATTTCTTTGATGCTTTGTTCCATGCTAGTGTTTACGGTGCCCGTTGGGAAAAGTTGCAACAAAAAAAACGGGGCTTGAACCCCGCTTAAATTGAACTTTTAAGAGATAGTGAATAGTTGGTCACAAGTCCTCAAATTTGATGACAAACACAAGCTGATCTCCCACAAGTTCTTTCCCTATGCCTTCTTTGGCATGACCGACCTCCGTTTCAATGAAACGGAAAACGAGCGTCTTGTCAGCAGCATCCTGCGTTCCTTTTTTGGGCATCCCGCACACAAAGGTCACAGTCTTGAAGCGGCGGAATTGATAACAGCAATCGTCCCATTCATTCGCTCCGCCAAGCAGCATTTCAGCAACCCATTCCGGGTTGTTCTCATTGGTCATGTGCCCGTTCATCATCAGTCGTCCTACCCAATGGGGTTTTATTTCGCGGTATTCCTCCCTCTTGACGCCCGCTTTAATCAGGTCAAACCACTTTTTGTTGACTACAATGTGTAGGTTGCTCATGCTTTCAGTTCTCCTTCTTCTTCGACCAAAGCCATCAGCCTCGCAAAGGTTTTTATTTCGTTGTCAAGTTCATTCCAGTCCACCATTTCTTTGTCCTGCTTTTCAAGCCAAACACGTGAGGATTCGATCTTCTCTTTGAGTCTTTCCCATTTGGGGTCAGCGGGCGATAGCAGACGGCGGTTCCAATCCTCGATAGCATCAGCCTTTATTACCCTCATTCCGTATAGGCATGTCTCAGACCCGCAGTCTGTGCATTTTACCGTGTAGTCTTCAAGGTCATGTATTTGGTAGTGAATCATTGCTTTGCCCTTGCAGAATGGGCATGGTAGAAGCCCGTTTTCATCCTTAGCTGCATGTTGAGCGGGCGGGGTGTTCAGCCCCAATAGACGGTAGGCAAGCATCCAAACAATATGGTTGCAGTCTTGGGCTTCACGCAAAGAAATTGCTGTAAACGCAGCACTATGCCCGTATTGGGGGGCAATTACCCAAGCGTCATCTTCGGGGGTAACAGACAGCGGATACAGCCCATCGATGAAGTTCTTTGGATTAGTTTCAGGGTGCCAAGGTGAGTTTGGAACCGCGCTTTTCCTTTGCTGCCACAGCCTCTCGCACTCTGCGAGGACGGTTCTCTTTACTTCTTCGTGTGTCATGCTTTCAGTAGCTTTTCAATTTTGTCAATAATGGATTGTGCCTTATCGCGGTTCTTGATTGCCTTGGCAAGCAAAGCCCGCTTACCGATCCCGAAGTCAGGGTCGAGTGAGTAGTAGGAGTGACTTCTGTAAT